GCTTTTGTTTTACCAATCAATTTAATATTAGTTAAAAGTTCAATTTTATTATTGGAATTATTTAAGGCAGTTAATAAAGAAAATAAATTAGGATAAACAAGACTAATATTATGTGCTATTTCTTTTGAGATACTAGGTATTTGTGATAATTGCAATAAATAGCAAACATCTTTTGTAATATTTTTATTTTTTTGTGTTTTGATTTTACAAATATCAATATAATTATCATCATTATTTTTATGATTAAAATTATCTGGTTTATCAATGATTTTAGTTGCCAATAATAATAAAAATGTTGCTGTATCATTTACATCAGATGTAAAAAAAAGATTAATATTATCTCTATAAATAGAATGATAATATGAACTAGTTAATATTTTCTGATTTTTTTGATTTTTAATAGAAGTTAGTGAATCTCCTTCTATTATATAATTTAATGTAGTTGCATTAGAAGCCTTTAAACGTGCTTTTTGTTCTTTATATCTACCATCTTTTATAGATGCAATTAAATCATTTACTGTTTTGCGTTCATATATATAAATATTATCATTAAAAATAATATGAATATCTCCAATATCTAATTGTTTTTTTTCAATTATTATTTTATCTTTATATATATCTAAATCTCTTTCAAAGATAGTTGAATATAATGATGTTTCTCTATTATCAATAATAATAGTTAAAAACATTAAAAATAAAAATTACCAATACTAATAATAATAACAATAATTTCTTAAATAATTTATAATATTATTATTAAGAACGTAATTATGGATATAAAAGCACTTGAAAAAATTATTAGTGATTTTAAAAGTGCAAATGATTATGAGTTAGAGATGAAGTATAATAAAAAAATAACAAAAACAGATTTTGATAAAATAATAGAATATTATAAAAAAAAGAAATTAGAATTAAAAAATACAAAAACATTAGATATCAATTTTGTTTATAATAAAAATAATTATCGAATAACTATTGAAGGAGATGCAAATATAAATAGTTATTTAAAAACAAATGAAGTAAAACGGGAATTAATAAAAGAAGTATTAACAAAACAAACAATTAAAGGTTATAAACCGCTTGTAATAGATGACTATAATCTAAAGGTAAATATGAAAGAAGAGAAAATTGTTATAGACGAAAAAATTATAACAGGTGCAATAAAAGCATCAAATAAGCCAACAAAATTATTAAGACAGAAGAATAGATATTCATTTTTATCAAATGATAAAATCTATAGATATGATTTTACAATAGTTCTTACAAATGGAATAGAAGATTATGAATTAGAAATAGAAATTATAGATTCGTTGAATGTAGATGCTACTACATTTTTAGAAAATGGAATAGAATTATATAATATTTTAAATAACGTAATTATCGCAAATAAACAACCAGCAAATAAAGATTTAAATTGGCTTAATCCATCCGACAATGTTTCTAAGAAAATAGATTGGTTATTATCAAATAGAGTAGGTTATAATGAAAAGATATTAAAAACATTTAAACCAGAAAAATATTTTCAGGCAAAAACAGGCAAATTATCTTGTAAATGCAATGATGATGTATGTGATATAACCGAAACACAAGTTAGTTTATATCCACAACAAAGATTAATTAAGGATTATATGCAAATTGATAGTCCATATAAGGGAGCATTATTATATCACGAATTAGGAGCAGGTAAATCAGGTGCTTCAATTGCTGCTGCCGAAGGTTATATAAATAAAAAAAGGATGTTTGTTTTGAGTCCAGCATCTTTAGCTGTGAATTATGAAAATGAAATATATAAGATTAGTTCAATTGGTTTAAACTTAAAAAAAGATTGGAAATTAATAAAAGTAGTAAAAACAAATCCAAAAGTGAAAGAAATCTTATTAACAAAATATGCAATAAATACAACAATAATAAAGAAAGATGGACTTGTATGGATACCATTATATGAAGATGATATACCAAACTCATCTATAATCAAAACAAATCCAAATGAAGAAGATAAAAATGCAATAAATGCGATGATTAGTCATATTATAAGAAATAGATATACATTTATTAGTTATAATGGTTTATCGGCAAAATTGATAAAAGAATTGGGAACATCACCATTTGATAATTCATTTATAATAATTGACGAAGTTCATAATTTTGCAAGTCGTATTGTAAATGGAAGTAAATTATCTCGTGATATTTATACAAAAATAATGAATGCAGTCGATTGCAAGGTTATATTATTATCAGGAACACCAGTTATTAATAATCCTTTTGAAATAGCAACTATAATTAATTTAATTAGAGGATATATGAATATATATGAATTATCATATTCAAAAACATCAAAGTTTTTAACATCAGAAGATTTTATTGAGAAGATGAAGAAAACAAGTTTATTGAATGTAATTGATGAATATCATATAGATAATGAAAATAAAAAGATATCATTAACATTAGTACCAAAAGATTATACAAAAACAAAAGATAGTTTAATTATTAAAAATATTTGGAAAATGTCAATAGATGAAATCTTAAATAGTATAATAACTGCTATTAATGAAATTAATGATATTAAGGTTTTAACAAAATACGATACTAAAATGTATAGTGCTTTGCCAAATAATAAAGATGAGTTTAATATCAATTTTATAGATGTATCAGATGAAGAAAATCCAAAAATTAAAAATGAAGATTTATTTTTAAGACGAATATTAGGAACAGTTAGTTATTATAGTATTAGTGGAAGTGAATTGTTCCCAAAAAGATTACCAGACGTAACGAGATATTTAAATATGCCAGATAATCAATTTAAAAAATATTTAGATGTTCGAACAATTGAAAGAAAAATGGAAAATGCACCAAAAGGATTATTTGATGATAAAACATCTGTTTATAGAGCATTTAGTCGTATGGTGTGCAATTTTAGTTTTCCGGAAGATATAGAACGTTTATATCCGAATGATGTAAAAAGAGCAATAAAAAAAGAAATAGACGAAGATGATACATCAACAAGTATCTCATCAACGAAATCTGACGATAAGAAAGTAACGCAAAAAGCAATAGATTTATATGATATACAATTAAAAAAAGCAATTCAAAAATTATTAGATGGTAATAATCTTAATTATGATACTGTTAAAAATGAATTGAGTCCTAAGTTTGGTTATATGTTAGATGATATAAATACATCACCTGGTTCTGTATTAGTTTATTCGCAATTCAGAACAGTTGAAGGTTTAGGTCTTTTCAGCGATTTCTTAAGTAGAAATGGATTTAAGGAGATTGATTTGAAGAAGATTGATGGAAAGTATTATTTAAATGACGATGATATATTTGATAGTAAATATGATAATAAGCGATATGTAATATTCAATCAAGATAAGGAGAAAACGAAATATTTAATGAATATATTTAATGGTGATTTTAATAGTCTTCCAAAAGAAATACTAAAAGATATACCATCACAAATAGACCAAAGATATGGAAAGTTGGTTAAGGTATTTTGTATAACAGCGAGTGGTGCAGAAGGTATATCATTAAAGAATGTAAGACGAGTTTTAATAACAGAACCGTATTGGAATAATATACGTATAGAACAGGTAATAGGTAGAGCTATACGTTCTTGTTCTCACGAAACATTACCATTAGAAGATAGAAATGTTGCTGTATATAGATATATAATGAGATTTACACAAAAACAGATAGAAAAGGATTATTCGATTGCTACATTAGATAAGGGGATAACAACAGACGAACATATTTCAATGATGGCAAATAAGAAAATGGCGATTGTGAATCAATTTTTAAAAATGCTTAAAATAAGTTCTTTTGATTGTATAATAAATGCAACACAAAATAAACCATTACAAAATGATTATAAATGTTATTCGTGGGCGGTTGGTATAAATAAAAATGATATTTCATATACAGCTGATATAAAAGATGATTATAAAATAATGAAACATAAGAGATATCAAGTTGCAAAAAAAGGAAAAGGGCGAGTAGTAATTAAGAAAGGAATTAAATATGTTGAATTAAATGGTAAGCTATATAATTATCATAGTTATAAAAATGCGGGTATTTTGATACCCGAAGAAATATAAACATTATATTTAAATAATATATAACTATAAATAATGTCAAATTATAATACTTGTATTTATAGAAATATAAATACAGGTAGATGTTGTTGTTTTAGAGCAAAAGAAAAATATTGCAATTTACATACAAATAACAGAAATATTATTTATGAAATCATAAATAAGGCAACAGAAAACAAAAATATACTTACAAACAATGATATTTATAATATTTATAAATATATATATAATAACAATAATATTTATGTAAAAGAATTGATTTTTAAAAAAGTTCTAAAATCAATTTATATTAAAAAAAGTTCAATATTTTATATGTATTCATATTTATTGGATATAACCGATAATATAAATGAGATGTATGATAAAATATATGAAATTAATAAAAATACGTATGATATAGAATGTAATGAAAAAAATAAATTAAAAATTGGAATAATTAAACGTCAAATGCAAAGATATATAATTAAAAATCATATTTATAAGGATGATTTAAATATAAATAATCAAGAAGACCCATTTACTTTTGATAATATTAATGATATTGATATGAAAGAAAGGTTTATTTATAATGATGGTAATAATTATTATTGTTTTAAAGCATTAGAATTGCAATATTTCATAATTACAAAAGGCAATAATTGGAATCCATATACAAAAAAACCATTTGAAGATAATATAATAAGAAACTTAAATATTTTTATTGATTATTTTAAGTTAGTTAATAAAAATAATGAAAAGTATAAATGGGATACAGTAGTTCAGGCATTTATAGATGTTTCGCAATCATTAGAAAAAATAGGATTTTATAATAATACAGATTGGTTTTTAAAACTCACATCAAAACAAATAAAAAACATAATAAGATTATATAAAATCATTACAATTAACAATGAAAACAATGATTATTTTACTGAAATAAATGATAATACAATCTTTTTTGATTTTGCGAGAGAAATAATTAAATTATTTGAAAATGGCAATTCTAATTTTTTATTATGTTGCAATTTTATGAAGGCGTTAAGTATTTATAGTAATGATTTTTATAATAATCTTCCCGAATGGATGTCAGATATAGAAACACCAGTTATTATGAATACTTCAAATTATCATAGAATGATAAATAACATTGATATTATTTATTTAATAAATATAATAGATAATTAATAATGGATATTATTAATGAAAAAAAAGAAATTAAAGAACTAAAAAAAGATTTTCAATATAAATTGAAAATCAGAACAGCTATAATTGGTTTTTGTTTATATTTATTATTATCAACAAAAACATCTTTTCAAATATTACATTTAATATTATCTTCAACTATTTCATTTAATGAAGAACAAAATAATGAAGGTTCTTTTTTAGATAAATTAATAATGGCATTTATTATTGCTATTGTTTTATTTATTTTTTAGCTCTGCCACCTTTCTTTTTCTCAACAGTTGTTTGTACATTTGTTGTTTCATCTTTCTTATCATCAGATTGTTCCACATATTCATCATCACTGTTTTCAATTCTTGTTTCATTTAGAACATCAGCGATTTCTTTAACAGTTGATTCATCTTCTTCGTCCTCTTCATCTTCCTTGACTTTTTCAGTATCGCTATCATCAATAAATGTAATATCATTATTTACAGAACGTTGAAACTTGCCAGTAATTAGTTTCCAAGTACAGCCAAACTTACCACCAGCAAACCAGATGCTGTTTAGTTCTACAATTAATTGTGCTTTTCCACCTTTAAGCTTACTGATGATATCAGCAAGATTAATGATTTCATTACTCATATTATAACTATTAAAATTAAATCTATCATTTTCATTATCATAAGGAATCTTGAAACGAATTGTAGGAGGATATTTGCCAACAACTTTTCCAGTTTCCCTATCTTTATCAATCTTAACAATTGGAGAAAATAGACGAGCAACGAAAGATTTATTGTTGTCAAAGTCATCCTTAAACCAGGGGGTTCTATTGTCAAATGCATCATCAATAACCTTTGTTTCAATTTCACGCAATTTAGTTAGAAAAGCTTCAATCTTTGGATTTTCTTCGTGTCCCTTAAATGACATAGTAATATCGTACTTCTTATCTTTCTTTTCAATCTTTTTCGGATCAACTTTAGCATTTTTATCCTCAAATCCTCCCTCATTTACACCATAAGGAAGATACATAACAGGCGATTGAATGCGAAGTTTTCCAGAACCGTAATTAATATATACTGATTTAGCACCAGATGATAGAGTTTTAACCTCAGAATAACGAAGATTTGAAACATTGATATTTTTAGGGAGAATAGGTGTAGAAGACATTGTGCTTGATTATTATTTATAATTAAATCTTTATATAAATAAAAAATCATTTTTTTATTTTTTTAAATATATTTGAGGATTGTTAAAACTATATTTACTTTGTTTTATCTCTTTATTATATATACGTGCATTTAAATAATTACTATTACTATTACTATCATCCTTATTACAATCATTTTTATATATACGTGCATTTAAGTAATTATCATTATCATCTTGTTTATAGTTATAGACATTCATTATTATAATAAAAAGAATGATGATTTATATCATTTTTTATATAAATAAAAATTGATTAATATTTATTAATATAAATAAACATAAATAAATATGACTACTAATATTAATAATAATCACGAGGTTCGTAATAAACTTGTTGATTTATTTAAAAAAGATTTGAATCTATCTGAAATTGAAGCAAAAGATCTTGAAATAGGTATATTCAATGCATCAATTGATTATGCCAATTCTTTAAATATAAGTGTTTCTTGGTCATATGATTTATTTGCAGAAACATATTTAAATATAGCTATTAGTATTTATTCAAACTTAAATAAAGATTGTTATATTAAAAATCAAAATCTAATAAAACAATTAAAAAATAGAGAAATATTGCCACATAAAATACCATATATGAATAGTGAAGAAATGTTTCCTGATATTTGGAAGGAAATCAGCGAAAAACATAATAGAAAAATTAAAGGTGCTTATGAGTTTAAACAAGTATCTATGACAGATGCTATTAAATGTGGTAAATGCAAGAACAATAAAGTTACATATTATGAATTGCAAACACGTAGTGGCGATGAAGCCATTACTCAGTATTTCAATTGCATTTGTTGTGGTCATAAATGGAAATGTTAAAAAAATGATTTTTATTTAAGGAATTGTTTTTTGACGTCAATAAAATGACAAATGTTGAAGTAGTTTCAGGACTCTCGACAGGTTTAATGTCTGCTGTTATCTTTAATCCAATTGACAAAGCAATTTATTTATCTACAACAAGAAATATTAAATTATTCAATAAAGAAAATTGGCGTGATTTATATAAAGGGTCATCTTATACTATTCTTACTCGTCTTATAACATCAGGACTTTATTTCTCATATATCGATCATTATTCAACAATTTCAAATAGTAATATTGAAACAGCGTTAATGACTGCATTTGTTTGTAGCATAACAAATCCATTGCAATTAATCAAGTTCAACAGTTGGTATAATAATTATTCAACAAAAGAAGGTGCAAAAATGATTATTAAAAATTACGGATATAAAGGGTTTGCGATTGGCATAGCACCATTACTAGTTCGCGATTTCTTATTCAATTACATTTATTTATCATTCAAGAAAAAAGATAATCATATTAATAATGTTGCTGTAATTTGCAGTGCTTTAGTTATAGTTTCACCATTCAATTTAATTAAAAATAAAAAATATGCATCAAATGAAACAATTAAGTCAATTATTAAAAACTTTAAAATTGCACAGCTTGGTATTTCATATTCATTAGCCAGAGTTGGATTAGGATTTTATATTAGTCAATATTTATATGATTTAAATAAGTATTATTTGAATAAAATAAAATAATTTTTTATATTTATGATTGGTAAATATGATAATTATATTTACAATTATAATTATTACAATTCTTAGTATTATAGGTTATACTATAAATATATATAGTTATAATTATAATCAATATAAAAATAAAATTGCTAAGATTTTTTTAATTAATTTAAAAAGACGTAAAGATAGATTAGATTTTTTTAAAAAATATTATAATTTGGATTTGCCTTTAACTATTATAGAAGCCGTTGATGGAAATACCTTAGATTTAGAACAATTGCTAAAAGACAATATTATAAATGATTATACATTAGATGTTATTAAAAAACCACGTAAATATCATTATGAATTAACACACGAAGGTTCTATTGGTTGTTATTTGAGTCATTATAATATCTGGAAATCATTAATTGATAATTATAAACAAAATAAAATATTTTTAATTTTTGAAGATGATAGCATTATAACAAATATAAGTTTAAATGAAATTAATTATAGATTATCATCATTACCGCCTAATTGGGATATTTATATAATGAGTGATCCCGATTTATGTTATTTAAAAAAAAAGATAAATAAAAATCTTTATAAAGTAAATAGATTTTTTTTAACAAATGCATATATAATAAATATAAAAGCGATTAAAAAGATATTTAATACAAATACATTTTTTCCAATAGTTCAACAGTTTGATAGTTATTTATCTGAATTATGCTTGGATTTTAATTTAAATGTATATGTTCATAATAAAACTTTTAATTTTTATAAACAATCAATAACATTTAATAGCGATATTCAAGAAAGTAATTTAATTGCAGAATTGGCATACGATAGATATAAATATAAATAATTATTTTTTTTGCAATTCATCAATAAGTAAAAGAATTAATTCATTTTTCTTTTTTGATTTTAATTCTTTTTCTTTATTAAATGATTTATCTTGTATTATTTCCAATAATTTAAGTAAAATATCATCTTTTGATATTGATTTTGCACTTTTAATAATTTCATCTTTATTTATAGAACTACTGCTAATAGATGACAGTTGTTTATTAATAACATCATTATATTTTACATAAACAAATAATTTTGCTTCTTCATTAAAAGAAAAACATTTTTCTTTTCCATTACTTAAACAAAAATTATTTGGTGTTGTTTTAATATCCCAATCAAACTCCATTAAATTATCTTCAATATTTCCACTGTTCCAGCAATTATAAACAATTTTTTTATCATTACAATTAATACCAGTTGTTGAATATTCATTATCTATTAAACAACTATCCAATTTATAATTATTATCATTAAAAGTAATTATATTTTCAATTGTAATCAAACCAGTTTGATTAATGTCATTTGCATCTATTTTATTTATATCTTTAGAAATGAAAAATTGTGATTTTGAATTATAACTTGAATGATATAAAATAATAATATCTGGATTTTCATTTTTATCATTTTCAAATATGAAATTATTTCTTTTTACATCATAAATAATAGTTAATACATTTATATTTAATAGTTTATAAAAATTGCTTAAATAATCTTGATGCCATTTTAAATCTGTACTTTTATCAATGTTAGGTAATAATTGTAATAATTTATTTGGATTTATTGCATTTAAATGATTTTTAATTGTTTCGGCATCACTATCATAATTAAACAAAATTGCTTTAAATGTCATTAAAAGCTTATCAGATTCATCCCATTCATTAGATTTTTGAATTAATATTTGTTGCGAATATGTACTATATAAAGATGCCAAAAAAATTGAGTTCAAAACACAATTATCTAAATAATCAGGAATAAATGCAATATTAAAACAATTCATCCTTTTATTATTAATGAAATAATTTTAATTTACGATTTATCATAATATGTTTAATGAAATAATTTTTTTGATTTTTATAATTTATTTTATCATATTCATTTTTAATTTTTTTTTCATTTTTAATTTCTTTTTTATTATTTTCTTCAAGTTCTTTGAAAGGAATATTATCCATATAATTCATCAATAATACATTTTTATTATATGATGTATGACCTGATAAAATACTGCAAGTTAAAATAATAGAATAAACCATCTTTATAATAATAATTAAAAATCAAATATCATTTTTTATATATAAAAAAATGATTTTAGAATTATTAAATGTAATTTAAGCAAATTATGGAAGGTATTAATAATTTAGGCGGAACGTGTGCTATTAATAGCTTAATACAAATTATAAGTCGTAATGAAATAATTCGTTCTATTATTTTAAATGCTAATGTACCAAATGATACATTTACAGCAGAACTTAAAGAAATTATTGATTTATTATATATTCAAAAAAAATCATTAAATCCCGTAAAGTTTATTAATTATTTTTATAAAACTTTCAAAGGTATTTTTAATAAATATGAAGAAATAGATATAAATGAATTATGGTTTTATATTTATGAAAAAATTAATGAAGAAACGAGTACATCAATTGATAAATCATTATTTAATATACCTTTATTAAATATTCACGATGAACATAATTATAAAATTGCTAATCATAATAGTTTTAAAGAAAGCGAATTATCAAAAAATATTCAAGGTTCAATTATAAATATAATTCAATGTTGTCATTGTAATAATAAAACTTATTCATTTGAACCATTTATTAGTATTACATTAGATATTCAACCTAATAATAATATTGCTGAATTAATTGGAAATTATATGAAGGATGAATACAGAGAAAAAGATGATTGGAAATGCGAAAAATGCAATAAAAATCAAAATTATATTAAAACTTGTAGGATTTGGAAATTGCCAAAAATATTATTTATATGTTTAAATAGATTCAAAGATATAAATAATAAAAATAATACAGAAGTATTTATTAATGATGACATTATTTTTAATAACGAGCAAGAAAATAAATATAAATTGCAAGCAATTGGAATACATAATGGTGGTATAAATGGAGGACATTATACAGCTTTATGTAATATCAATGATGGTAATTATCATTTATTTAACGACAATGAAATAATTAAATATAAAGAAGAAGATATTAAAAATAAAATTAATAGTAGCAATGCTTATTTAATTGTATATGAAAAATTATTGTAAGGTATAGATAGCAATTAAATTAGATTTTATTTTTTTAATATCATTGCTATTACTTGAAGAAGAAGAATCGTTATTCTTATTCCATTTAACTTCTTTTATTTCTTCTTTATTAGGACTATATGAATATTGTTTATTATTATAATGAAATAATATTTTATATTCATTATCATCTTTTGAAGATATAATGCAAGAATCTAATTTATAATTATTGTTATTATAAGTAATAACGCTATTTAAAGATTTTATATTTGCATCAGTATTATTAACATTAAAAACCTTTTCATATGATGTATTTATAATTGTATTTTTAATAAAAATTGCTTCATCTGTATCATCATTATCTTTTTGTATCATAATAATATCAGGGGTTTCTGTTTTTGAACCATTAGCAGAATCTAAACTTTTTGTTAATGCAAATGTCAATTTATTATCACTATTTATAGTATAATCATAATAATTATCTATACTATAATAATTATCTGTATTATGAATATTAAAGAATCTTAAACATTTTAATTTTAAATATTTATGAATATAACTCATTAAAATCATTGGTGTATTTAAAGTTTTATTATTAATCATATATTGTCGAATGTTATTATGACCAGTTTCTCTTAATAAAAATAATAATAATATTTCGTGGCTAATAATACTATAAAAGGTTTTAGATAAATCATTATTATAATAATATTTAGTTAATAATATATTAATTACATTATCATTACCTTTTTTAATTATCAAATCTCTTGTATATTGACTATATAAAGACATTAACATAACAACAAACCAATTTATTTGTGGTTTATTTTCGGATATTGCTATAAAATTATTTTTATTCATTTATTATTAGTATTATATAATAAATTAAAAATCAAACTGTTTATTTATTGTTATGAATGACGCGTGTCCTTCTGATAGTAATTTATGATGAAAATCTTTAATATTTCCACCTTTATTCAAATAATAATCCCTTAATTTAATTATATGTAGTTTTCCTATTAAATAACTCAGTGCCTGACCTGGAAGACATATATATCTTTCAACTTCGTTAATATTATCTTGTTTTTGTTTTGGAAGATATTTATTTAAATAATCTAATGTTTGTTTAAAAGTCCATCCATAATAATTAATACCAGTATCAGCAACTAAACGCAATTTACGTAATAATGAATATGGATTATTGTCGTCATTATAATCTTCACAATAAATCTCCATATAATGTGCAAATCCTTCAATTAATGCGGTATTTGAATAATCATATATTTTATATTTAGGAATATTTAAATGATGTATATATTCAAAATGATAATAATGCATACATTCGTGCATAATTAGTGAATATAGATTTTTTTTTTCAATTTCATAATAATAAGAAGTATTTATAAAAACAGTTTTTTCAATTTCATTATAATAAGCCAATGGAGTACTTTTTTCAAGACTTTTATTTACTTCTTTGATAACAAACCTTTTTTTTAATTTATAATCAAAATACTTATCAATAATATTGTCATAAATATAATTAGCATATTTATGACAATCATTAATAAACTCTTTTTTTGATTTATATGTATCTCCGGTTTTAATCTTAGATTTAATTAAACTCAATCCTAATTTGTGTATTTCTTCTGGTGTTATATCTAAATATCCAATATTTGATTTAATTATTGTTTTATAAATATCTTTACCATTTTTAATATAACACAAACCAGGTTCTATTCTACAGTAAGGATAATAATGCTTATTAATAAAATTATATAAAAATGAATATTTAGGATAAGATTTAATTTGCAATAAAAACTTTTTAATAATAACTTTTGGAAAAGTAATATTTGCTTTTAATCCTTCATTAGCCTTTATTATTGTATTTTTTACCAATTCATTAAAATCATTTTGACGTGATTTTTTATAAAGTTCATTTTTAGGATAAATATATTTTTCATCATAATAATAATTAATTATAAAATTATTATAAGATGAAAATATAAATAAGTTCAATTTATTATTAAATAAATAATTTAAATCATTTATATCGTGTATCAATTCAATGTGTTTTGTATTTTTATATTTTTCAATAATTTTTTTTTCTTGATTTATATAATCTTCACTTAAATTATTGGTAATATGCGATAACGTTTCTTTATCTCTTTTACCATATATAAATCTTAATTCAGGACTTATTTTTAAATAATCATCAATATACATTTCATAATCGTTTTTTTTCATATATGTAAAGTAATCTATATAGAATAATTATAATTATTTAAAAGTAGAATGAAAATAATATTGCCTATAATCGTTATATTAATAATAATAATATTTGTAATAATAATATTTAATAATAATATTTATTTTAGTGAAGATTTCGAAGGTTCATATAATCAAAATACTATTGAAGATTTAATTCCTTTATCATTAGTTCCGTTTAATGATTATCTCGTACAAAAAAGTACTGAATATGAAGTAATAGATATTTATAAAAAAGTTCTCAATCGTTCGCCAAATAATGAAGAATTGAAAACTAAAATATATTTAACTAAAGATGAATTGAATGAAGAATTGTATAATTCTTATGAATATGATAGATTAATAAAAATACAAGATAATCTTGCAATAAATGATATTGAAAAAACGATTGCCCACAATAATCTTACTAAAAAAATAGTAGATATATATAAAGATACTTATAATAAAGAACCAGATGAACGATTAATATCGCCATTAATAGATTGTTATATTCATTTACGAAGCAATATATTTTTATTTATAGTTTTCATAAAATCAATAAACTTTAAAAAGTTTGAAGCAGACATATTATCAACAAAGAATATAACTAAAGCAATTATTTTAGAAATATTTGATAAATATTATAATTTACTTGAATTAAAATTACTTGCAGAAGAAAAAATTAAAACAACCAGAGGTGATATTAAATTATCTATAATGACTGATAAAGATATTAATTATAATACATTAAGAACTGAATTAAATAAAGTTGTTTCATCTGATATAACTAATATTAATAATACATCTAATATAATTCCAAGTATAACTACCAATCCAAATAATATAAATGTTATTGAATTGCAAAGATATTTTAATACATTAACTAGTAATATAGAACCTTTCACAAATTATAAAAAAGATAAAGCCAATTTAATTGATATATATGAAAAAACAACAGTTGGCAATATATTTAATATTTCACAATAAAAAAAATCTCATTCATTTCTTCCTACAACTTTTGCTTTATCCCATTCGTAATCATTCACGTAAATTTTTATGTTATATTTATTTTTTATTGAAGTAATTTCGGTGTGTTTATTTTTTTTAGGTTGTCTCTTCTCAACTGAATGATATTTCTCAACATAATCTGACTTTTGATAACTTGAACCGCTCCCCATTTTAATTGGACAATTTATAATTATAAATCTAAAATCAGTTTTTTATATAAATACTATAAAAACAAAACATATTATTATAATAATAATAATTTGAAAAACAAAAACTGTTTTTAATAGTTCAATGCTTTTTTTGCATTAGCCCATTCAAACTCATTCACATAAGAGCGTCTGTTGTCTCGTAATGTGTCTGAATTGTGATAAAGCTGACGCAATTTGCCCTCTACCTGTCCATTTGAGTAAGGTTCAGCATATTTGTTGCCTCTGCGTTGGCTGTTGAGAGCCTCCTTGAATTGCTGAACATTACTCCTGACAAATGCTTCTTGTTTCTCGATACGTGTTGCTTCGTAATAACTTGAACCACCTCCCATTTTGATTGGACGATTTATTATTATAAATACAAAATCAATTTTTTATACAAATAGTTTAAAATTAATTCGAATTGATTTGCTTTAATAACATAACTTTATAAAATAAATCATTTTCATTTGCATAACTTGTTTTAATTTCCATACAAATAAGATGATTTGAGTATTCAAATAGCGTAACGTTGTCAATTTTAGAAATAACAGAAGCATTAAGTTTTTTAATAATAGCATCATTAATAATTTCTAAATTAATATTTCGCAAGTTTGCAAAACATATATCATAATAACGTGTAGCAATACTATTATTGTTTTCTTCATCATCACTTTCATCAAATGGGTCATATTTAAATAAAGAATTGACTGTATTAATCATATCAGAAATAATTTTATCATTAGAAGAAGGCATTTTATATAATTATAAATTAAAAAAATAAATCATTTTTTTATATATTAAATATAGTATCCCAACTATCAATAAAAATAATATCTATATCCATCAATTCATCATCAATACGTTTTATGACTTCATTTATGCCTTCATTTGTAAAACTTATTTTTCTAAAATCTGTTATATCAGATTTGACAATTACTAGAGGATTTATTAAACCACCTAAAACAATTGTTTTATATTCGATATCATCACAATAATCGTTTTTATCTATAATATAAAAGTAATTATCATATTTGTATATATATAAAACATCACCAACATTTATTATTTGATGAATATTGATATTTGACATCAATTCAACTAAATCGTTCATTGTATAAAAAAAGATAAAAATCAATCATTTTTTTGTATAAAAATTAAAATAAAATAATAAAAAACTGATTTTGTATTTATAATCATTCAAAATAAAAATTATCAAAATGAGCGATAGCGAAAGTGATAACGAGGAATACAAACCCGAAGAAGAAGAGTTTGATTATGATTTTATTGTGAATCTTATTAAGTCATTGGTAGATAACAGTTTTGACAAGTTTGCACGAATTAATAAAGCTGGCTTTATGGAGAATAAGGCTTTATTAATGCGTACAGGCGAATTGGATGATTTTGACGAAGATTTTCATAGTAAAATTAATGAAGTGATATTAAAAAAAATGGATGGAACATTGATTATTATTGAAGAAAAAAAGCAAAAAACAACATTTAATTATAATTATAACAACAAGGATCATAAAATTGTTATGGCTCAATATCCAGATTATAGGGGCTTTGAGATATATTTCATATTTACTCT